TAGAAGGTGCTACCGGTGTAACTGGTGTACCACCAACTGCCACTGGTGTAACTGGAGCTACTGGTGTGATGTTTTTTAATAGTGGTACAGGTACAGTATACTATGATACTACTGGTACTAAAACTTTTATTATTAATCATCCTAATGATAATGAAAGATTTTTAATTCATGCTTGTTTAGAAGGTCCTGAAAACGGTGTATATTATCGCGGTAAGGATGAAATTATAAATAATGATTCAGTACGAATAACATTACCCGATTATGTAAAAAATTTAGCTTTTGATTTTACAATCCAAATTACACCTATTTATTCTTGTAAAAAATTACCAACGCTATTAGAAGTATCAGAAATCGAAAATAATTCATTCACTGTATATGGAGAAAATACTAAATTCTATTGGATTGTCCATGGTAAACGTAGTGATATTATAGTAGATCCATTAAAATCTTCAGTAGATGTAAAAGGATCAGGTCCATATAAATGGATCTAAGCGCGGTTAGAGCAGTTCAGTCAATGGTTCAGCCCTCATACTTCAATGGTATGTATAAGTTTTGGTTGGAATAAACCACAGCCTTTTCACAAAAAGGCCTGCTCCCGAAGGGAGCGTCGATGGATTCCACCCCATCTGACGGAGTGGCTTCGCCACAAAGTTGAAACAAGCCACCGAGCTGTGTTCTGTGCGGGCTTCGCCCGTAAACGGCATTTTTAACACCCTTAAAATTACCCTCATTTATAATAAAAATATATTATAAATATAACAAAGTACCAAAGATCATCGGCACGGGCGGAGCCCGCAAACGGCTGTTTTTACTCTTAAACCAGTTTAAAATATTAAAGAATAACAAATAGCGGATAGCCGGTGGAATAAACTAGTGAGTTCATTTCTCGATTTTTTACACCTTAAAATCGGCGTTTTAAATGTCCAAAGGTGTAAAAAATAGTATCAATTTATTTTCATTTTAGTAATAAAGTAATGTTGTTATATTTCATTGAATCATTTGATTTAGATGTAAAAAATAAACAATTACGTCCAAGTATGTTACCTGAATTTAAAGATAAAAAATTTATAGTTATGGTTAAAGCAGATTGGTGTGGGCATTGTCAACATGCATCACCAGAGTTTGAAAAAGCTGCTGAAATCATGAAAAATGATAATAATGTATTATTTTGTTATGCAGACATCACAGGTGATACAGCTGAAGAAAAAGAAATATCTAAAATGGCTAAAGATTTCTTTGATGGGTTTAGAGGATTTCCTAATATTTCAGTATTTAAAAATGGAAAAGAAATTAAAAAACATTCTGGACAACGTGATGCAGAAACATTTATTAGTTTGGTAAAAAATGCTTAAATACATCTTTAGATTTTTTTCAAAAAAGATGTACCAAAAATATAAATCTTATTTATAATAAAAATATTATAAATATTGACAAGACATATTTACTCCACCGTGATGCTCGAAACCTTTCCTCTTATTCTTCTTCATCATCCTCGTCTTCATCTTCATCATCTTCATTTTCATTTGTACCCAAGTCCTCTTCATGTACTTGTCTCTTATCTTTGATATAAATTGAAATTTTACCCAAACTGCCAATATTGCTGTTAAAAAATAAAGGTAAGCCAGCTTTTTGATAGACTTGAATCATTGTACTTAATCCAGCTATTTTTGACATTCGATAAAGTTGTTCCGTATCAAATTCTTGTACACACGTAATTTCTATTTTTTCATCACTGTCGCCAAAAATAATTTCACGACTATAGATATCATTACTGTTACAGTTAAATTTTAGAAACCCGATACAAGAAGAAATAGTAATCATATTTCCACCCATGTTATTCAAGTCTTTGATCATTTTTATATATTCATTACTTGGAATATTTACGGGTTTATTATAGTCGTTTGGAATATCAATATCAAGGCTTTGTAAATTTTGAATCTTTACAAAACTGGTAGTAACTCGGTTTTTCTCTTTAGGAATGACTCGAATACACAACTCGCATTCTTTTTCTTCATCAATAAATAGAGCTAAACTATCCTTCTTTTTAATATTTTTAAGCATTTTATAAAAATGAGATAGGTTTAACCCGATGGATAATTGTTTACCTTTTGTATCCTTAAATTTATAGGTACTAAAATTATCTGCCTGGAGTTCAATGTTAATCAACACACGTCGATTGCTGTCTGTCATTCTAAAAAAGATACCTTTTTCATTCACGATAAAGCATCCATTTTTTATATTATTTTGTAATAGTTCTGATAAAATTTTTATAATGTAACCTTCGGTGGTTTTGCAATAAAATAGATAATTTACGTCGGGTGTTGACATTTTTTATAAGTTTTGATTATTTAAAATAGTTTTACAAAAAATTAAAATAAAAACTATAAATAAAATGAATCCATCCATTTATTCGATTTTATCAACAGTTGTTTCTTTTATTGTGTTGATGAGTTATTATATGTATATGAAACCTGATTTTGTTTTAGAAAAAGAAGATCATCCAAATGGATACGGCAAAAAAGAACAATTGAAAGAACACAAAAAAGTTTCTCTCCGTTTATCACTTGTATATTCTTTATTATTTTCAAGTGCAATTGGGTTACTTGTATTGGGTATTTCATCTGTTTCTAAAAATTACGAAAAATCTGATTACACATACGAATCAAGTAGCGATGATGAATAAGACACAGCCTTTTCACAAAAGGCCGTACCCCAAAACAACGTTTTTAACACCCCTTAAAATCAACCTTATTTATATTATAAATATACTAAACCAAAAAGTATGTTTTTAGTCTTAACCCAGTTTAAAATATTAACAAATAACAGTATTAAAAATAGTGGTTAACCGGTAGAATAAAGGGGACCCGCCATACATGACGGATTTACTCTGGTTGCAAACTGATAAAAACAACCTTAATACACTTTAAAAATAATAGAAAGTGGATATTTTTAGTACCATTAAAATTGCCTAGATGAGATTACCGTAAACGGATGTTTAATAGTCGGTTTTTTTGTAAATCAGTGAAATAAATTTACTTTATTTTTTATAAAGTAAATGAATGGTGATGGATCTTTTTATGTAAATCCTATTCAAGTATGCAGTGAAATTTATGGTCCAGAAAATCTTTTAAATGTTCGTGATTGTGTCATGAATAGTATACGACGTTATTATGGTGTATTTTGCGATTTTCATCAAGCTGGATTACAAAAAATGATTGAATGTTACATGATTCAAATTATTAAAAATGCAGGACGAAATCCTAAAGCGCTTAAACTTGCTTTACCTCCTCCTCACTTGCAAGCTCCGTTTTTTGTAAATCGTTATTTTGAGAGTCTTGATCGTCAAAAAGCATATCAACAATGTTTAGTAGATTGTAAAGGTGATAAAGATTGTCAACAAAATTGTTACATTGATATGAATGCAATGGTAATGAAATAAGCTAAGCTTTTCGCCTTCGGCAAAACCTTAACCAAAAACAATGTAATATCATTTATAATAATTTTATATTATAAATTAGTGCTTTATGCTTAATCTTCTTCGTCTAGATATTCATGGAATAATTTTATACTTTCAGGTGTTTTAACAAACATTTTAGGAAACACAATTGCTTGCGTTTTTTGATAATGATTTTTGTAAGGTCTTAGGCTAGTAAATGTACAACCACCGATACCGACACTAACACTACTTTTTTGATTATATTCGCTCTCATTATCGTTATTAGTTTCGTTTTCGTCATTATTTCCGTTATCGCTTTCACTATCGCTTCTGTCATGGGTATCTGAATAATAATTTTCAAGATATTCATCTGCAGACGGAGCTTTCTCATCTACATGAACTTCTTTATATTCTTTTTCATTGTTATCTTCATACTCATACTGATCATCGTATTCATAAGTTTGTTCTATAGTAGTTTGTTGTATATTTGTTGTTTGTTCTATATTCATTTGTAGTTTTTCATCATCACTTTCTGCATTTAAACGATCTAATACTTCTCTATCTTCTATACAAGAAGGAAGACGTTTTGCGAGTTGAGAACAATATCGATCTCCTCCACCTTTGTTAATATCAATAATACTTTTGTAAATTTTTTCAAGTTTTATCATTTGATCATAGGTTGCATCAACAAGACCATGATTGTTACCAGCATGTGCCATTTTTTCACACAAAATTTTCTTTTGCTGTTCATAAAATTTGGTAACAACACTCATTCCATTCGAAATTAAACCGATTAATATACCGGCATCAACATCCTCGACTTTCTTTTTGTTTTCATCTGTAAATATAAATTTTTTACGAGATTTATCAACGCAGATATAATATGGTTTATTTTTTCCAGTTAAAAAGTGCTTGGTAGTAAAATTAGCCAACCCTTTATCAGATTGTAAAAAAGTAGAAATATCATATAATTTTTTAAATGTTTCAAGGACAAGTTCAGGTGTCATGTATGTTAAAATACTCCCATAATTGTTTACTGTATTATTAACTGTATTATTATTGATAATTTGAGATGGTTTATCTTTAATTTTTTCTAATTCTTTTTTAAGCGATTTTACTTCTTTTTCCAACTCTTTAGTCTTTATAGATGTTTGAGATTTTTCTTTACATATTGACATATGATGCGTTAAATTATTTTTTGACGACATTTCTTTTGAACAAAAATCACATTTAAATAAACTTTTTTGATCAGTATTTATACAAGATTTTGTTGACTGTTGATGTCTATTAAGATTAGATTTTGTCGAAAACTCTTTCGAACAAAATTGACATTTATGTTTAGAACTCATATTTATTATAACTTATTTATTATTAAATTTAAACCTTTAAATATCTTAATCTACGTAAATCTATGTAATCTATTTTAATCTATTTATTATTAAACTATATTAAGGGTGTAATCTATGTGAAAAAATAATAGCATTGATTATCATTATTAATCTTAATCAATGTAAATCTACGTAAATCTATGTAAATCTATGTTTTTATCATTTTTATAGGTTAAATTAAAGGTTAAATCTATGTAATTTTCAAAACTGTTAAATTTAGCTTTAAATTTAACCTCTAAAAATAAATACGTTTTTTAAAAATTTGTGTGTGTGTTGATTTATTATTTTTATAAAAGTAATGGTTATAAAATATTTTCAAAAATTTATACAGCCAAGAATATTTTTAGACTATTATAAATTTTTAACATTAATATATTTTTAATAATCAATCTTATAAATTATTTTTGTTTAATAGTATTGTCGACGTAGTCATTATATTCTTTTAATTTTTCATCTGGCATAATATGATATTCTGTAATACATAACATATCTATTAATTTGTTTACGCGATTAATCATATCTTCTAATGTAATTCCTTCTATAATCTCATGTCCATTTGGATTAATATCTTTTTCATACATCATTTTAAAACTCTTTTCTATCATTACAACATCTTTCATAAACAATAAAAATCTTACTTTCAATAATGGCCATAATGTCCGGTGACTTTTTAAACGATCATCTATGGTATTTTGATCATTACCTGCAATACCAAATTTATATTGAATAGTAGGTTGTCCACAATCACATGGTACACCAGATTCAATAATATAAAAACAAGGATCTGTTTTTTTAAATTTAATATATCGATGTGTTTTCAATGTTGAAATATGTTTAACTGAAAGTGTTTGATAGTTTGTTTTTATAGTATCTAAATCTGAAGAAAGTTGCTGTATTTTTTCTTTATATTGGCTTTCCAACTCTTCATTTGATTTTTCATTACCAAGCTCTACTTTTCCTGTGATCATTAATTCAAAAATCCATTTTGATACTTGTACATCAAACTCAGGAGAAATCCACTGAGCAATATTAATTGCTACTTGAGGATGTACCCATGTTTTACGATCTTCATTTTTTCCACCTGTTATAGAGTGAATTAATAGGTCGGCGGGATATACCGCCGACGTCGAAAGTGCTTTTAAGAAAGCTTGAGTTTTTTCTAATCTGTACCAATCATTATATTTCTTTCCACCCGCCTTGCAAAGGTTTGTTACATCAACATGTCCATCTTCTTTACGATAAACAAGTGAATAATCATTTATAACTAATGGTTTAACTTCTTTGATAATTAATTCTTTTTCATTTACTTTTAATTCTTTTTTAGTCGTATTAACATATTTTGATACTTCTATATTAATTTCAGAAAATATCCATTCAGCAATATTAATCGCTACTTGAGGATGTACCCATATTTTAGAATTTTCAGTTTGGATCAAGTTATTAATATTAATACCTGATAATACGGATAGATTTTTTAAAAAATTACTGGTTTTATCATTAAGATACCATAAATTTAAATTTTTTTCTTCAACATTACAAATATTGGTTATATTAACATATCCATCTTCTTTGCAATATACAAGTGAATATTCATTTAATTGATTTTTGTTTAATAATTCATTATTATTTTCTTTATATTGTTGTAATTCACTTATATTATGTAGTTCAATAATTATTATGTCTTTATCATTTACTATTCTATTTTCAACTGTAGATGGTAATATTTCACTTAATTGAGTGCGAAAGTCGTCACTATTTTTAACTATAATTAATAAATGTCTATACTTATTATCTAATATTTTTATCTGATTGCGTAGTTTATTTATTTTATTTTTAATTGTAAAGTTGTTTTCTAAAAAATAGTCTAATTGTTTTTGTAAAATAGTTGATTCTTCATGATATAATTGTTTTATTTTACCAAATCCTTTTGACATTAATTTAATCATAATTTCGGCATTAACATCTTCATATTCATTTTGTTCATCTGTATAAACAAATGTTTGATTTATTTTATCAGTACAAAGATACAAAGGATTGTCTTTACCATGTAAAAAATATTTATTAATAAAATTAGCTAATGTTATTTGACCACCAAAAAAATGTTCTAATGTATAGTTTTTATTAAAAGTTTCTTTAATTACATCTGTTGATAAAGATAATATACTACTGTAATTATGTTTTATTTTATGATTTAATTTAGACTTTAGTTCTTCAATTTTTTTAGTTAGTGTATTTTCAAGTTCTTTATATTTTTGTTCTTGTTTAGTTTGTTTCTTTTCAATCTTTATAGGATTTGGATTTTTTTCACAAATAGTAATATGATATAAATATCGTTGTTTAGAGGATAACATTTTATTGCAAAAATTACAATTAAAATTATCTATAATAACTTTATCTAAACATACCTGTGATTTTTGATGTCTTATTAAAGTATATTTACTAGTATATTCTTTTTTACAATGATCGCAAACATTAGAACTCATTCTTTTATATAACAAACTATTATTTAAATTACAATTTTTAACATGTTAAAAATTGTAATTATAAAAACCATAAAACCCGGTGTGTTAACCTCTTAGAAATTACTAAACAATGCATCTTCTACCAACATTATTGTAGATAATTTTACGGCTTTTTTGAAACAATTTGTTCGGTAATTTTTAAAATTGCTCAGAATTTTAAAACTGTTTAAAACGTATTAACTCGAGTTATATGCTTCTACTAGACGTTCCCAATATTTATTTAGTTCAGATAAAGAGATAATATTTTCAGCTTTATATAGTTTTTTATATAATAATGAGTGGTCACTTGACAATTCAAAATTTATATTATAAACATCAAACAATGTTTTATAATGTTCAATATAATTAGTCTTTACCCATTCTAAAAAAAGATCTCTTCCATAATTATTTTTAATAATATCAACATTAGAATCATCACCTCTTAAAAACGGACCAAACCATACTTTTTTATATGTAATATTATCAGGAGGCATATCAGAAAAATGCCAATGTTTTCCTAATTTATCATCAACTTGAGGATCAATATGATGTCGTATTTGTTGACCCATTTTTTTATAAAAATAAAATGGTAATCCATCAAATGGTATATGTTTATACCAACTATGTAATTTACTAAATCTTAAAAAGTCTTCTCTTAACAGTTTAATATCATCTGACATACCTATTTTTTATTGTTATTTGTTATATTATTTCATTTCTAAATGATTATATAATTTATTTCACAGCCTTTTCACAAAAGGCCGTACCCCAAAACAGACCAAAACGGCGTTTTTAATACCCTTAAAATTACCCTTATTATAATAAAAATATATTATAAATATGTCAGACCAAAACGGCTG